AGTTTTGTTTGTTAAAGTCTGTGATGTTGATAAATCAACAGTTGTGCCTGTGTCAATTGCAATCGTTAAAACGTTTGATGATGCACTTGCACTAATACCTGTACCACCTGAAACTGTAGTATGTACGTAATCTGAAACTCTTTGAGCAGTTGCTTTTCTGTTTGTACCATTTGCACCATTGTCAACAATAAGTAAATCGGCTGCAACAATAGCCTCACCAATATCTGTACCACCATCAATATCTAAGTTGATGATTGGTGTATTACCAGTGTTTGTTTGAACGTATGTTCTAAGTTGTGATGCGTTAATCATTTTCTCAGTACCAGCATCTGAGATAATAAGTTTGTCTGTATCTGCTATTGTAATACCAGTACCATCAGTCATGCCATCGACATTAATAACTGCTTCTACTGTACCAAATTCTAATGCGCTCGCACCAGAGTTAACTTTTAATACTTGACCTGCTGAACCGATAGATAATGACGCACCTAAACCACCATGTGATAATGCGATAAATTCGCCAGATTGAAATTCTGCTAAACCTGTTGCGTTGTTTGATCCATCGAAGACTGTTCTAATTGGTGTTTTTGCTGACATAATTCTATTTATCCTTTAAAATGTAAATAACGTGGTTCCTTGTCCTTGTGTAATTGAGTTTCCATTTGCTAGTGTGTACGCAGTAAACGTGTATGTGTTTGCTGTCGTTGCCTTGAATCTGAATACTTTAGCAGGTGAAGATAAACCACCAGATGCTGTAAAGAAATTCACCTGTCGTACAGGAGTACCATCAGCACCTTCTAGTGCAAGTTTAGTACCGTCTGTGATTTTAGAATCAGCAGGAAGTGTAACACCACCAGCAGAGATTGAAATAGTGCCTGATCCGTCTGAACTGATCGTTGCACCACCTAAGTTAATTGTATCACCAGAAAGAAATAAATCAGCAAAACGTTTTGTTGAACTACCTAAGTTTCTAGTGCCATTTCCATCAGGTATGATATCTTGGTCAACTGCTGATAAGTCAAGGCTTTCACCGATTGCTTTAATAGTACCACTGTCATTAATATAAAGTTTCTTCGCAGAGGTATCAATCGCAACTTCACCGTTTACAATATTACTTGTAGTCGGTGTCGATGTACCTCTTTTTAACTTAATTACAGTTGGCATATTATAGTATTCCTATTCCTTAGAAAGATCCGCCGTCAATAGTTGTTACTGTAACAGCACCAGATGACACTGTAAAGTTATCTGAACTAAATGATGCGACACCTTTATTAGAAGCAGTTGCATCTTCAGCTGAGATAGTTAAAGTGTTTGATGTAGTTGCTGTATCTATACCTTCACCAGCTGCAATTGTAAACGTTTCACCTAATGCAATATTGTCCGATGTAGAACCATCAGAGAAATTGAAAAAGGCATTTGTGATTGCAGAGTTTGGAATGTTTGTGATAGTTGAGTTTGAACCATTAATGTTCGCAACTAATTCAGCAGCTGCAATTGTAATGTTACCAGTTGCGTCTGCTGTTGCAGTAGTAGTACCTAATGCAAATCTATCAGCACTTTCATCCCACATGAAAATAGCATTGTTACCAGTACTACCTCTTTCGATGATAATACCAGAATCGTTAGCATTTGATCCAGCACCTGAGTTTAATTCAAGTAATGAATCAGATATAGTTGTGTTAGTTGTTGCTACAGTTGTAGTTGTACCGTTTACAGTTAAGTTACCTGTAATTACAGCATTTCTTGTAACTGTTAAGTCTCTACCAATCGTTACATCATCTGGTTGTGAAATTGTAACTGTACCTGAACTCTCGGCAACGCTTATTTCATTTGAGGTCCCACTGAAAGTAATCGTTCCACCAAGAGAAGTTGCAGTTGAATTTGAACCATCTGAAACTGTGATTGATGAGTTAGCTAATTTTGCGTTTGCAATTGATCCTGCTAAGTGAACGTTGTCAACTGATCCGTCAACTAAGTGTTCACTATCTACAGCATCATCTGCTATTTTTGCACCAGTAACAGCGTCAGCTGCTAGTTCGGCAGTAACAACACCACCATCTTTAATTGTAACCGCACCAGAGGACACAGCAAAGTTGTCTGAGCTGAAAGATGCGATACCTTTATTAGATGCTGTTGCGTCTTCGGCTGCAATTGATATGTTATTATCAGAAACAGTTGTGTCGATACCTTCGCCACCAGCAAACGTTAAAGTTTGACCTGTTGTGAATGTATCATTTGAACCACTGTCAGCCGCAAGTGTAAATGAACCTGATGGAATAGCTGCAAAACTTAAATTACCTGAACCGTCAGTTTTTAAGAATTGATCAGCAGAACCATCACCATCTGGTAATGTGAATGTTGTTGATGTTGTAACAGCGTTTGGTGCTTTAATACCAATGAAGTTTGTACCGTTGTTAGTACCTTCATTTAGTTTTAATGTACCACCAGTTGATGCGTTGTTACCTATGAATACTTCGTCTATCGCCTTGTTGGCGTCTACTAATAATGCGGAAGTGGCTGTAAGTGTTCCGTGTGCGTGATCTAATTGATCACTAAAATATTGACCACCGATAACTGTAACGTTGTTTGCATTACCGTCACCGCCAGTACCACCTTCACCTATGAAAAGTCTATCTCCTAGATTAGCTTGGGTACCTGTGCCGTGTGTATATGCTAATTCCCCAAGTTTGAGTGTACTAGGGGCACTAGTTCCAGACGACCTCTTAATCTGAATAACTGTTGCCATTTGTTAAATCTCCTAAAAATTACCACCGTTAAAGGTCAAAGTACCTTGATCAGTTTCCAAATTAGTTCTTGTTACAAACTTTTTATCAGATGATCTGTATTGAAGCAATGCACCTTCTTGAGCATTGGCAGCATCTACATCTCCTAATGCTCTAAGTAAAAAGTCTGCGTTTCTAACTAATGTTTGTTGAACGGGTACAGTAACGGAGACCTTTTTAGGTCCATTACTATTATTTGATCCTATTGTTGCAGTGATAGCCATGTTAAACCTCTATTAATAGTAATATTTATAATAGAAAGTTCTTTAAATGGAGACTATTATTTCGTAACGTTTGGATTTATAGTGATGATGCCTTCGATAACTCTAGTCACTACGCCTGTGTCGTTAGTAACTTCAATATCGTAGACATAGCGACCTTCTTCGAGGGCCGCTGTCTGAGTTGCGGTAAGACTACAATCTAACTGTCCGTTAGAGGGTGGATCGGCAATAGTTATTGTAAAATCTGTTGCTGTAGATGATGAATACGATTTCCTAACTTGTCCTGCGGCTGTATGATTAGTCAAATCAAATGCGCTTTCGTCACTATCTTTAACGTTTACAGACGTTGAAAATGTTGATCCTTGATCGATAAACAAATTAGCAATTGCAGCCATCTACTTTTTCTCTTGTTCTTTATTTACTTGCATTGTCGGTGTTACTGGTTTATCTACTTGCTCTTTAATCTTAGCAACGTAGTGTGCAACCATAACATCGCACTTTTCAAGTTCGTTCATAAGTCTTGCACGTGTATTAAGTACTTCACTTCTTAGGTTGATATACTTAATCGCCTCTTGTGACAACTCACTTTCTTTGTAAGTCTTGCCATCTAGCGTCACCGTCATTTCTTTAACTTCTTGCTCTTGCATGATATACTCCTTGTTATATTTATAATAGTTTTTCGATATCTTTTGTACCGTTCAATGTAAACATTAAAGCAATTCTAGGTTTGTTACTCATGTTTACAACGGCATGTTTATATCCGATATTTAGAAAGTTTGCTGTACCGTCTTCTAATGTATATGCTTCAACTTTGTCATTTCTTTTAAATAAGTTTACAACATTATTACTACCATAGACAGGCACAATACATCTAACTCCATATGATACATCATAGTCTACATGCCACGGTATCATTTTGTTAGGTGCTAATTTTGTAATTCGTACTCTACTTGCAGGTGCGTCTAATTGATTTACTATTTCTTCAAAGTAACTACCTGTGTAGTCTTCAGTGGGAACACTATAGAGATGCTCTTCTTTTCTTCTCAATCTCTCTTTAATACTTGTAGTGTGAGGTAATATCTCACTTGGTGTTGTCAGATTAATTTGTTCGAAATTATCGTAAACACTTTTCACTAATTCTTTGTGATTATCACATAGTCCAGCATTTGCAGATTCAACGTCTGTAAATTTATCAGCAAGTTTATCTGTCTCTGCTCTCAATCTATCTAAGTCTATATCTAAACCTAGATTTGCTATTGTCGGTAGACTATGTTTTGTCAAAGATTCTGCCATCGTGTGTCCTTTCTACAATATATTTAGACATCGGTTTCCAGACGTAATTTGGATTCTGTAATCGAATACTATAAACATATTGTAACATCTTACCTGTTTTAAATAAGAAATCTTTCTCTAATTGTAGACTGTTATACCACTCACCCTTTGTGTGTTCTTCAAAAGATGGCACAGTCATTTTCTTACGTCTCTGATACAATCTATTGATCGCACGTTTTTTTATGTCGTGTGTAATATATAGTAGTTCAAATTTATTCTCTCTCGCCCACTTGATTTGATGTTCACCCATAATCAAACCACAATGAGTAAATCGATAATCTTTCAGAATATGATAACGACAAATACGAACAACCTCATTTGGGTCATTTGTATAGTGTGATCTTTCTGCGGCTGAGATTGAGATTAACTTATCATCTTTAAAACACATCCAAGTTTCAATATCAGGATTGTCTGGATTGTATTTCTTGTAAGTTAAACTATCGTTACCCTCTGCCCAAGTTTGTAATCTAAATCTTTCTATTAGAGGCCAGTACGTGTTTGGATCCTCTGAATATCTTTTTACTACCATAACTTAAATCGTTCAAGTTTTTCTAATATCTTTTTTATAGGTTCATAAACATTCCATATCTCTCTAATATGGTCGTTCATTTTTTTATTTAACTTATCTAGTTTCTTTTCTATTCTATCTAATTGTTCTTTGTCGCTCATATCGTAATATCCACTATTAATCTTTTACCTGAAAAGATTTCACAATCTAAAAGATACTCTTTATATTCTTTGTACTTCTTTTTATATAATGGCATATCTCTTGTGATTGTTTGTAATACTAATCTGTCATCCCAATATCTTTGATCGTGGTATGGTTCTTGTATGATTGCATGTTTGGCATCATAGAAGTTTACGAGAGCATCAAACAACTTCATATGATTTTCTTTCTCATATAATAATACACCACTGAATATAACAGTGTCAACTTCAAAGTCAACTGATATATCTTCTACTTTGTTCCAACTTGTATTTCTATATTCTATATTATCAAAGAAACCATAATCTGCTTGTGCCATCTGTATAGGTTCAACAGACGTATCAAATCCCATATACTTGTAATCAGTATATCCTTTTTCTCCTAGTATCTTATTAATAGGTCCATGTCTACAACCTACATCAATAATACCTTTTGATTGTTTCTCAATAATAATATCTGCTTGTTTCTCAAAGATAGGTTTCGCTTCAGGTGTGTCTAAGTATGACATACTTTCAAACTTATAATCTTCAACAAGAGGTACAACTATTCTGTCAGGACTTGTGATCTCTATATTAGGCCATGGTATTTGTTTCATACGTTCTTTCTTATTTCTTCTGGACTGTTCTAATCCTTGTTTTAATAATGCTTCTTGTTCAGGCCATACTTCGTGGAAATACTTATTTGTAGACATTGCTAAAATCTGATGCCAATCTCCATAGTAATCTATTGTTATCTAACACTGGTGTTCTTCTATGTAAACTTGTAAACTGATCCATCAATAATAAATCACCTTTTTTAAATACATGATGATACTGATACTTTGATCTAAAGATAATAGGTTTTAATCTCTCAATCATTTTCTCATGGTCAATTTGTTTTTTATCTTCCCATGCTTTAATAATAAAGTGATATGGAAAATAGAAGTAATATAAACCTGTGTGTGGATGCACGTCAACTAGTTTACGAATACTACCTTTGTTCTTACTCATAAACTCTAATTCAGGATCACCTTCTTCTAAATCATAGATTGTATTGTTCTTAAACTTCAATCTAATATTAATACTTTTCCAATACTCTTGTTCATCCTCTGATAAATCGTAGAATGGTTTAGATGTATGACATACACTTAACGTTGTATTTACATCTTCTTTGACACAGTATAAACTAATTAAAATTTTATCAATCAAATGTCTACTGTTACCGTTTGAGTGCCAACCTAATTCAGTGTCACCAAACATACCAATCTTTTTACCATCAACCTTTTTACCAGTCACTAAAAATATCTCAGGATGATCTTTTGGATTCATAAACAAACCAGGTGCTTCACATTCACCAAACTTTTTCTGCATCTGTACAATCTGATCTTCACTAAAGTCCTGATCATAGAATACAGCACAACCCTCTTTATGAATTGCCTTTGATACGTCAATCAATTGTTCTTTCGATAATGTTTTAATATCCTCGGTCGTTCTATATGGTGTTATCATAATATGCTCTCAACTTTCTTTTTAAAATCTTGGAATGTAACTTCTTTGGGTATATTGTTCCATCGTGTAACAAAAGCACATCTTGGTGCTTCAGTAACCACTACTCTATGCATAAGTAAAGTATTCAGTAACAATGGTTTGTCAACTATAATATGTCCTATCTTTCTATCACTTAGAAACTTTTCAAACTCTGGTGTGCCTTGACCCATTTCTTTTTGTGCTAGAAATTCATGGTAGTATGCATAACCATGAGCATTCTTTTCTGGTAAGTATACTTCGTGTTCTTTTGTTTCAAAGTAATCAATACGTGATGCACCGAACACAGGTATAACTAAATTATAATGATTAGGATGTTCAGTATCTAAATCTATATCAGTGTGTGGAAATACATCTTTCTCTGTACTATCTGCTGTGTTAAAACCAGTAGATCGAAACTGATAATGTGGATGTACTTTTCTATGTTCAGATAATATAGGGTCATAGACTTGTTCGTATCCAGTCGGGTCGCCTGTTCTATTATCTTCTAACGAATAACTTCTAAAGGGAGTTTTACCAAAAGTATTATTTAATTTTATTGAGTTTGCTACTTTGTCGTGTAACTCCATTAATATATCTGTTCTATCTTCTATGTCAACATATTCTGCTACGTTAGGTATCATAGTTCCTTCATCACTCCTTCTATAAATGGATCGTCAAACTTTTTTACTATCTGACCATCTTCAATTAAATATGCAAAACGATTACATCTTACACCAAACTGTTTTCCCCAATCTACTTTCTCATTCATTCTTGTACTAAACTCTGCGATAGGATCAGAGACAGCATCGATTTGTTTATCACCATGTAGTTTGTTCCATTCATCCATGACAAATGCATCATTCACTGACATGAAAATAACTTTATCAATACCCTTTTCTTTTAACTCGCCTAAGTGATCTACAAATCCTGGCAAGTGTCTGTTTGTACAACCAGGAGTAAATGCACCAGGCACACCACACAAAATAACTTTCTTTTCTTTTATTTCGTATGGTACAATATTTTTATCTTTTAATATGAATAATCCTGTTGTGTCCATTGTTCATCCCATTTTTCATAACGTTCAATCCAACCATTTACTTCGTTGGTCATATCGTTTCTTTTTTCAATTTTTCTAAAACCTTTGCATGACAAAATCGCATCACATTCTGTCCAAACAAAATCATAGTTGTTAGGTAATAGTTCTTCCCAACAATTGTTTTTTACATACATTGCTTTTACATCGCAACCCATTTTATCTTGTAGCATATGTCTAGTCATATCAAAGTGTCTACCACCAGTCGGAGATAATGCAGGTGTAAATGTAATTACATAAACTGGTTTGTCTGAGATAGAATAGTTTTGACCTAACGATGCGTTATACTGTTTACCCACAACTAACCAATCCATTACATTCTTAAATCCGTGTGCATAGTGACCAGTGTATTCTGGTATTGCAAAAACAAGAACATCTGCTTTCTCTAATCGTTCATCAAAGTTTTTTACTTTAGGTGGAACGACACCATCTGCTTTGTTTGAATTGCATACAGGTAAATCTAGTTTGATAATATCAGAGAACCCAATGTGGTGATCCATCAAAGTTAGTCCTCGATAGTTCATACTATTGTCACTATAACTAAATGATACGCCTACTATATTCATTATTTGTGGACTTCTGGTTTATAGTCAGCAACTGCTTTACTATAATCGAATGCTGTTCTCCATAATTGTCTGTCTTTGTTTTTGACAGCTGATCTTCTATGACTAGTTAACAATTGATCCATAAACAATAAATCACCTTTTCTAAATACGTGATGTACCATATACTTTGATCTTGTTACTACACTCCATAACTTATCATAGAATGCTTGAAAGTCTTCAATCTCTTTTCCTTTGTACCATGCTTTATACAAGTAGATAAACATAGGATACAAATACTCTTTACCATCGACAGGATGTTTTCCAACTAATGGTCTTCTATCAATTGTTTCTTTATAATGTTCTTGTCCTGTTCTAAAGTTTTGTTCACCCACGTTCTCATATGCTTTAGAATACACACCATCGTTACGCCATATTCTAGCACGTTCACCTTCGTTGTTTAGATTGATTTCTATATTACGAAAATACTCTTTATCTTCTTCCGATAATTCTTCAAATGCTTTTTTCTGATCTACGATAGATAGTACAGTATCAATACATTCAGTTTCGCAATACAACCCTACACAAATCTCATCGAAGTTATATCTACCAGTTCCGTTAGCATGCCATTCTAATTCTGTTGGACCAAACATACCTATTGGTTTGCCATCAACAACTTTACCAGATACAATACTAATCTGTGGAGAATCTTTAGGGTTCATAAAGTAATCTAGTTCTTCTACCTTACCCATTCTAGCACAAACTTCAGCAAGTTGTTGTCTAGTTAAATTTTGATCGTGTAATACTACAGAACCTTTGTCAACTATTGTGTTAACTAATTCTGTAAATTGTTCGTCTGTGTAATCTAATATATTCATTTTTCAAATAGAGGCGTAATACAAAGTCTGGCTGTATCATTCCACCTCATTCTTCTCCTTTCTTCGTAGTAAGAATCTCTACTTGTTGCCAAGTACCATACGTCTGATGGTTTTATACCATAGTCTTCACAAAACACAAGTTGTCTTGTTCTATTTCTTTTAAACATGTCATCAACAGCAAAGTTATTCATAATTAACTTCATTGTTCGCACACCATTATAATTCCAGTTCTCTAATTTTTTTAATCTCTCTAATGATTTATGTGGTTCTTTTGTATAGACTAATCCAAGTCTCTGACCTGCCAATCCAAAGCCTTTAGAAAAACCAAAGAATACTTGTTCAGTATTTTTAGGTATTTTTATTTCTTTGATATCTGTAGCACCAACATAACAACAATCTAATATCACTGGTGAATTAATCTCACCCATATCAAAATAGTTTCCGTCTGCGGCTGATGGTATACTCAGATACATTGGTTTATCATTGTCTACTTTTCTTGGTAATGCTGATCGACCTAAGTCATTCATATGTTGTCTTGGTACATCACAACATACAGTAGGTTTAGTTCCTATAACTTGTGGATATTCATACTCACCTTCTAACTGTTGCCATTCTCTTGTCTCAGTCATAACCCAATGATGTATTGCATCTGTAACACCATGTGTAAAATAACAATGTGGAAAATCTGATAAGTCTATGATCTCACTAACCCATTTTCTATGAAGTGTAATTACTTCTTCTAATTCTTTTGTAGCTTGACCACTACCTCTGACATAGAGAGTATCGGCAACGACTTGTTGTTGAAGAACGTCTGATACTTCTTTGATCTTAGGAACGTTTACAAAACGTTCACCTCTAATGATTTGTTTGAGTTTGTGTTTTTCTTTTTCCATAATCTTTAAATAATTTTTCTGCAATCCAACCACCTGTATCCCATTTGTGTAATCTTATTCTTCTCTGATTGTCGTGGTGATTTTTATGATAACCTTCACCTGCAACAAAGAAGTTCAACCAAAAGGCGTTTGTTGGACCTTCACTGTGTCCCACTGTATTAAGTAAACCAAATCCTATCTTAGCAAATACAAATGGTACAGCACAGAATGCTACCCAAAAGTATGGACTAATTAAGAACGAAATAATATTAACAACAACTAATATATGCAACCAATATTTGTGACAAAACACCAATCTAGGATTGTTATATAAATCACGTGCATACTTAGGTGGTATCTTTGGAATATCCCAAGTAGTAGATAATACTTTCCATAATCCTACGTGTTGTGGTGAATGAGGATCTTTTTCAGTATCGGAATGATTGTGATGCATACGATGAGACGCAATCCACCCGATCGGTGTTCGTATACATGCGATCATCAACATTGCTAATCCGATTGTCTCAAACCAGACTGGCACTTTAAATTGTCTATGACAATAATGTCGATGCAACAATATAGACGCACCCCAATGCGATATAATTTGCGACCAAAGTATCCCTAATAAAATTGCAGTTAACATTAATATATGCACCCTACTATGTGTATGCGATCTTCACGTGAAGCGTTGACCGCAGTATGATTTTTAGTTGTGTCTATAATATATATACTTCCATCAGCAGGCAGTCTGTGTAACTGATCATCAACGATCATAAAACAGTTCTCATTTGTAACTAATGGAATATGCATACGTTTTGTATAGTCTTGGTGATAGGTATAACAAGTTCGTCTTGTCAATCTAGCAACTCTCGCTCTACAAATATTATGCTTTTCTAATATTGAATTAGTATAAGGCATATTAAAAAGAAACTTTGTAAAGTCTGTTTCTTTATGCTCTTTATCTGTTATTTTACCACACGCATAATAAGGATCATCGTTACCTTCTACAGATTGTAGAGCAACTTGATTATCTCTAAACGCAGGTAGTTTATCTTCTAACTCTCTAAGTATTTTTTCTATATCAATTTTTTCATTTAAGCGCATACCGTAATTTCTTTCACTCTGTTTGGATGATCAATGACCCATTTTATAGTATCCCAACACTGTGATAAAGACATCTTTGGATGATCAATATCTGCTGATCTTTCTGAATCAAAGTAACCAAAGTTAATACATGTAACATCTGAGCCTACATAATATAGTTGATCATTTGCATTTCTTAATGCGGCTTTTTCAACACCGTATCTGTAAACGTCTTTATGACCGTGTATCCAATCAGAGGCTGCACTACCTATACTGATTACTTTTTTGCCTTTACTTTCAGCTTCATATAATAAATCGACTTGTGAAAATCCATCATGTTTGCAATTAATAAAAATATCGCAATCATCTAAATTGTCAACAATTCTATTTGCACCAGTGTTTAATTCTGGTAAGTTAGTTAGAAACGCCCCTAGGCCTCGTCTTGTTCCTGTTATGTAATATCTCATATTTTTTTATTGTTTAACCATACGTCAAGTTCTTTATCTAATGACTTATGTTTAAAATATTCCTCTTCTGGTCCTGTTCTAAATTCTACAGGAATATCCTTGTTTTTTACTGTAGCATGATATAATCTATTTATGCCTGGATTAGAATGACCTATGCCAATAATTAGTCTTGGTTCTGTCTCAGATTGTATGACAGTTTGTAAGTGTTTATCTGGTGTTGTTCTTTCTAACACTCTTTCAAATGCTGAACAAAAACCAGTCTTATAACCTAACATCGCAGCAGCCATTGCTAATTGACCAGATGCAATACCAACAGAAAATGCTTTCTGTTCAAATAAAGTTTGTTTTGTGACTTCATTTGCACCCTCTCTAGTTGCGAGAATGTGTGTGCCACCTCTTAGATTTTTTTGATCATCACAGAATACAAATACAGCATTTGCATATATTTGAGAGTTGGTAATTGTGTGTGTTTCTTTTGTATGAAACTTCTCACCCCACTCATCTTTCTGATCTTCAAATACTTCGTCAACATCTGAACCATTAAATAACGCATAGACTTTTGTGGCATCATGTATTTTTTTAATGATATCTTTATCTGTAAACACTCTTAAATTGAAGTGTGTTTCATTCTGTTTTGATGGCCCATTTGAGGCTGCATAGATCATACAATCTAAATCTTTTTGGGGTATTGATTTAGTTAGATTATAGTTTCTCTGAGCTCGCTGTGATACTGTCACAGCATCTTTAATCACATCATGCATAGTAATATATATAATACAAAAAATGGTTGACTTTTTAGTCGAAATGTGGTATAATAAATACTAATATGAATATAAACTTTGTAGTAACATCCAAGCCGGGTGACGGCCTTCTATTTTACTCATACGAGTATTGTGCTAAACTCAATGCTATAAATCAACCTGCGACACTTTGCATCATTCCTCACAGACGATTTACACCCGAAGATTACATGACGGTGTTAAACGACAAATATACATCTGTGAATAATGTACAATTTAATGACATTGATCCTAAAGAAAATGACATAACAATGATTATGGGTCGAAGTCAATTGACACTAGCATACATGACTTGGAAAGATTATAACTCAACACAAAAATTATCATTATTCAAATTGTTTGGTAATAAACTGATATCAGTATATTCAGATAATCATCCTGTAGAATATCCTATGGCTTTAGATTATTTTAAACCTAAACAAATTTATGATTTGTGCGACAAAGATGTATATCCAAATGGTGTGGGTGAACACTTTGAGAAAACAATAAACTTTGAGATTTACAAAAATACTTCTATGAAAGAAAACGATCCTGAAGTTCAGGAGTATCTATTCTTAGGTACGAATGATATTTACTATGATGCGGTAGATAAATGTATTGACAACATTGAAGACATATGGACTAAAGGTCATGGAGTATTAGTTTATAAAGATCAAGGATTAGATGATTGGACTTGGAAAAGAGAAGCAGAAGGTAAAGAAAAACTTAATCATATATTTGCACCTTTTCCTGATCTACTTAAAAAGTTTAATACGTATGTATATACTAAACCTAATTTTGATCCTGCACCTAGATTGATGATAGAATTTTTATGGGCAGGTAGAAAAGTAATATATCAAAGAGATAAGAATCTTAAAGATGGTGGACCAGTTTATTGGGAACGTGGTGTGAAAGATATAGCTTACAGTATTCCAGCAATTGGAAATGCGATAGAGAAGTTGTCTAAATAATCATACTGAATACATTATAGGAATAAGATGACAGAATTTAATAAAGATAAACTACCAGAAAAAGATTTCGTTAATCAACCAAAATTTATACAAGACGCACCTGGCAAAGGACACAATGGTGGGCCAGAACTTGAAGAAGAAGAAATCGGCAAACCCTTACCAAACAGACCTGATGATATTACGTCTCATATGACAAGAGGTGGTCCTGGAGATGATTCCAGACCAGGTGAAGTAAACACTAAAGCATGGTGGCAAGATTTATCTGACAAAGGTAAAGACAATGCCATGTATAAAAATTCAATCGTACAAATGGCTAAGAGAAAAGACATTTGGTTTTGTACAATTCCTTTTACACAAATTTATTCTGAACTAGATGGTAAATTCAAAGCATGTTGTTTTGGTGAACCCTCTAACAAACATTGGGTAGGTAATACTACACTGAAAGAATGGATGGAAGACAGCACGTATATGAATAGTATACGTAAAGAGATGTTAGATCCAAACTCAGATCACAAAGCAGTTAATGTTATATGTAGAAGATGTAAAAGTGACGAAGCAAAGTATGGTAGAAGTAGAAGAACAAACTGTTTAAAAATTCATACTAACTCACACGAGTTTTGGGATGCGATTGAGAAGAACGTTCAACTATATCAGAAAAGTGGTACGTGGACTTTTGACGAAAGAATATGTGAAGTACAATTAAAAATCTTTGGGTCTGAATGTAACCTAGATTGTTATATGTGTATGCATGCTAACTCTACTACGAGACAAAACGTAGCAGACAAAGGTGTATGGAATGATAGAATTTTTGGTATCCAAGATGAGGGTAGAAAAAATTACATTGACTGGATTATGAAAGATAAGACCAAAGGTCAAGTAGAACAAATCGTAGAACTCGCACCATATATTAGAAGTATTAAAGTTATCGGTGGTGAACCTTTAATTATGAAGAAACACTACGAGATGCTAGATGCACTAATTGAAACTGGTCATGCAAAAGATATTCGAATTAAATATCAGACTAATTTAACAAAGACAGCAAAAGGTAAACATAGTATCTTTAAATATATTCCTAAGTTTCAACACGTGGCAATGGTTGCTTCTGTAGATGGTGTTGGTCCTGTAATTGAATACATGAGAAGAAGAACTAATTGGAATGAAGTTGTTGAAAATATTAATCTATGTAAAAAGTTTCCTAATGTAGTTGTTGACTTCAATGGTCTTGTTTCGTTTTTAAGTGTGATGAGATTTTATGAAGTTATTGATTGGTGTAAAGAGAATCCAGTTATTAGTCAATTGAATTGGGCAATGGTAGATACACCAAAACACTTTAGACCTGAGAACTTACCAGAACCTCTAAAGAAAGAACTTATACCAAAATATAAAGATTGGCCTGACATCGTTGCATGTTTAGAAAGACCAGCAGAACCAGATGTTGATATACAAGATATATTTGATTATCTATTAAAGGCAGACGAACATTACAAAGGTACAAAATGGGAAATGAATTTGTTTGATGTGTTTCCTGAATTAGAACCATATTATGATCGTAATAGAAAAGTAGATCCAGTTTATCAAGCAAAAGTATTCTCAGAATTTGATAATGAATGGGATAGGTTAAGGCAGTCTAACGAGACATTTGACGAGATGAAATAATGAAGGATAAAGTAAGAATAGAGAAAGCAGAGAAGTTAAACAAGACAATGCTTTCTGTACCTAAAGAAGATCGTACAGCAGGTCCACCTACCCAAGACATACCATCACCATTAAAAGACAAAACCAAACTTCCGTTTTATTGTTGTATTCCATTTACAATGTTATTCTCTACAGAAATGGGTGACTATGCAGCTTGCAACTTTGCAGTGCCTAGTTCACAGTTTACTCCTGAGGGAGATAGAATAAAAGGAACACCTGGTAAAGATGGACAGAATGTTGTAAACACTACAGTAGAAGATTGGATGACAAAAAGTGAGTACATGAATAAGTTACGTAAAGAAATGGTTGATCCAAACTCACCAAGAGAGTGGACAAAAAAAGTATGTGACAAATGTATTTACGATGAAGACAAACATGGTTCATCCAGAAGATTAAATGTAACTGGTAGATATAGCAGAGATCCTGACTTCTGGCCTCTCATTGAAAGAGCAACACAAAAGTTTAAAGACACAGGTCAATATAATTTTACAGATAGAGTATTAGAAGCACAATTAAAAATATTCGGAACAGAATGTAATTTAGATTGTTTCATGTGTATGCCGTTTAGTTCAGACATGAGACAAAAGAATACCTACGTAGAAGGACGAGAGTTTCATCCAACAGTTTGGGATAAAAAAGAAGTGATGAAAGTAAGATCAATCAGAGCAAACAAAATCTATGATCCTGCTATCATTGATCAACTTGCTGAAATTGCACCATATATTAGAACTCTTAAACTCATTGGTGGCGAACCTTTGATTATGAAAAAACAATATGAATTATTAGACTATCTTGTTTCAAGTGGTCATGCTAAACATATGCATATTAAGTATCAAACTAATCTAACAAAAACAGCACATGGTGATCATAACATATTCGATTATATTCCAAAATTTAAATTAGTAAATGTTGTAGTATCTATAGATGGTGTAGGTAAGTATAATGATTATCTACGAAGACGATCTAGTTATAAAGAGATCCTAGATAATATTGACATGATGTTAAGATACAGAAATGTATTAGTAGATATGAACGCAATGGTAACAATGCCTGGTGTGTTGAGACTATACGAATTGTTTGAAGTCTACAAAAATAGACCAGAGATAAACGACATGAATTGGTGGATGATTTTTGACCCATATTCAATGAGGGTACATCACATGCCACAAGAATTAAAAGATATGGTCAAACCATATTATGAGAAATATCCTGAAGCACATGATATTGTCACAGCACTAGAAAGAAGACGAGAAGATGATTCAGATTTACACTTCAACTCAACTATCAAGTATCTATTAGACAGAGATAAGCACTATGAGGGCACTAAGTGGGAGATGCATCTATTTGACGTATTTCCCGAATTAGAGCGGTTCTATGACCCGTCAAAGGCCGGTAAATCTGAGACCCTAAATAGTATTGACGATTGGCGAAATTGGGAATATAATTAACCAGTTTTTCCTTGACTTTTATGATGAAACGTGATATAATATGGATCGAATGAGTAAAGAAATAAAGATCAAACCTAGGTGTCTAACCTATACCCCAAAAAGTTATCATAAACCGGCCGCATATACAGCAGATGGTTATATGCTTCCGTGTTGTTGGTTAGATGACCCTAAAAATGACTACGATATCGAAGAACGTTTTAAACTGAAAGCTACTCATCTTGCAGTTGAGAACAATGACAAATTAGAAGACATTTATGGTTCTAAAGAGTGGGAACACTTTTTCGATACTCTAGTTAACAACCCAAGTTGTGCAATGAAACAATGCCAATATAAGTGTGGCAATTTAGAAAAGGATAATTATAAGAAATGAACTTAGACGATTACCAAGAACAAGCGAAAGCAACAGCAATCTACGATAAGAAACATGCTATCATATACCCAGCTCTAGGACTTGCAGGCGAGGCAGGTGAAGTCTCAAACAAAGTAAAAAAACTATTAAGGGATGGATATGAGAATAATAAAGATTATCGTAAAGAGATATCCGATGAAATTGGCGATGTACTCTGGTATGTTGCTGTATTGGCTGATGATATTGGGATTAAGCTTTCCGACATTGCTTTCAATAATGTAGTTAAATTGAAAGACAGACAAGCAAGAAATGTAATCGGTGGTTCTGGCGATAAGAGATGAGCGAATTAACAGACTACTATATTAAAATGCAGAGAGAGTCCTCTCCTAACTTAGATATATCTCATAGATGTATTTTGAGATGTCCACAATGTCTAAGACAAAAGGTTGAAGGTCAAAGTAGAATTACAAGATCGTTTGAATTAGAACCACATAACTTTCAAAAGATTTTAGATTACTACGATAACTGTATTACATTTTGTGGTCAAATATCTGATCCAATCTATCATCCAAGATTTTTACAATTCTTAAAGATGTGTGATGGTTTAGGTAAAGGTATTAGAGTTGCAACAAATGGAACACTTGGTCCTAAGATGGATATGTCGTTCTATGAAGAAGCATACAAATATTGTAAAGGTGAAATATCTTGGTACTTTGGTGTTGATGGTATAGACGAGAAGTCACAAATTTATCGTATTGGTTCTAACTTTGAACAAGTATGGGAAGCAATGAAACTTGGTGTGAAGATGGGTCATGCTATTGTATGGCAATATATCATCTTTGGTTATAACGAACATGAGGTAGAACGAGCAAAAGAGATCGCAGAGAAAGAAGGAATTACATTACTATTAATTAAAACAAACAGAGGGTTTGATCCTAGATCAAGGAATCTTAGAGGCAATGTTAAAAAAGCATATGAGAACTTTCCTGTACCTAGTGATAAGAACCGAGTAAAGAAAATTAAGAGTGAGGAGTATTTTAATGTTACTCCAGAACTAGCACACTGGAGGAAAGTGAGAGAAGGATTAATAAAATGAATATAACATATAATAATAAAACAATTCCATTTTACAGTAATATACAATCACTTATACAAAAGTCACCATTCAAAGATGATGCACTAAGAGATTGTGAATTTGATGATGAAGGTATACCTAAGAATTTAGTTGTATCATTATCAGGTGGTGCTGATTCAGCATCAGCATTATATCTAACAGCAAAACTATTTCCACAGATAAACGTACATCCACTAACGTTCCGTGATGTTAACGCACCACTAGACGCAGACGCAGCTGTAGAGATTGTAAAGTTTATTCAAAAACAATTTCCTAAAGCAAACGTAAATGATTGTACTATTTACAGTTACAACGATAGAGATGAGAGTACGTACGAACGAGCTCAAGCAATGATTGACAAAGGTGGTGATAGACCAGACAGTACAAATGAATACAGTAAATTAAATGTTGTACAGATGTCAAAGACAATGCAGTTAGACGATGGTAACAATAGATTTATGAAACAGTTTAAAGGTGCAGTTAGATTAGATGGTATGACTTCTAATCCACCTATTGAAGTTAGAATGAAGTTTGCTGATGAGATGAAAGAAGCACATCCTGACATTGACTTTTCAGATTTTGAAATTAAAAGAACACAAGGCGAACCACGTAGAGATTATTATGCTGATAGAACAGAGTTTCTTTACAATGTTTACCAACCATTTATTAGTGTTGATAAAAAGTTTGTTGCAGACATTTACAAACAAGAAGGACTAATGGATTCAATGTATCCAATGACACGTTCATGTGTTGGTGGTGCAGCTCACACTAATAATTTTACTGAATGGTGTTGGAGATGTTTCTGGTGTTATGAAAAGAAATGGGCATTTGATTTGGAGAGAACATAATGGATATAAATGAAGCAATTAATAATTCAGGCAAAGTACATTATAACTATAATCGATTAGAGATACCTGAGAACGATTTAAAAACATTAATACATGCAGCTGCAAATGCACCAACAAAGTATGATGAAGAACATTATTCGGTAAGAGTTTTTACAGACCAAAAAGTAATCTATGACATATACAAAGATTGTACAAAGTCTTATGGTCTTTATAAAGATGAAGAAGATTACAAGAAGTTATTCATTGAAGATAAAAATGGTGTGTACAGACAAAATGATAAAATGTCAATAACTAACTCACAAACATGGGCATCAGCATTATTTGTATTTGTACAACGTAACACTTATCCAAGAAGTGGTATGGGTTTAATTGCATCAGGCAAAACTCCTGTTAAAGGTGAAAAACATCAATGGTCAGACGAAGCAAAAGATACAGTGTCAGATCAATATAATGAAGATAAGATGTTATCTTTAGGTATATCCGCAGGTCAGTTAATTCTAGCTGCAAATATGCTTGGTTATAGAACTGGTGTCTGTTCAGGTTTTAAAATAGATGCACTACAATGGTATTTGAATGTTGGAAAAGAAATACACGAAGAACATTTTCTAGGTGGCACACAAGGAGATGAATTAAGAAAAAAAGAAGCAAAACTAATGATAGGTATTGGTCATCCTAATACAGCAGATCCACGTATGCATCCAGAGTTATTAAATAAAGATTTAGAAGAAAAATTTAGAACGGGTGCAGACCATGAACATTTTATGTACCCTACTTGGGATAAAAAATGTCATGTGGAACTTAACGGAAAACTTTTTCAATCGTAGAGCAATCAACATCGATATATCACATCGTTGTGCTTTACTATGTCCAGGTTGTCAACGTCAACACCTAGACAAAATACCAGGCAGAGATATTACTATGAAAGAAATTGAAAAACTTGCAAAACATTTTAAACGATTTATATTCTGTGGTCAATTATCTGATCCTGTACATCATCCGAAGTTTATAGAAATCATTACATATCTAAGAAAGAAAAATATTGAAGTAGATATACACAATGCATCTTCTACTAAATCAGAGAAGTGGTACATCGAAGCATTTAAAGCAAATCCAGATGCACAATGGACTTTTGGTATTGATGGTCTACCACATCAAAGTCATCAATACAGAATAAATCAGAATGGTAATAAGTTATTTGATATTATGAATAAAGCAAAAGAATATTTAAATACAATGCCTCACTGGCAGTATATTAAATTTGATTATAATAAAGACAATGTGGAGGTGGCAAAAAGAATTGCAATGCAAAACAACTTGGGGTTCATTGAAATAGATTCAAACAGATGAAACTAAAACCAAAATGTTTTGATAGCATGGAACTTGCAGTAGACAATCGTGGTCACTTAATACCTTGTTGTTATTGTGATACAGTTGCAACCAGAGAAGATAAAGAGTATCAAAAACTTTATGCAGTGAGTAAAATAAATGATTATGAGGATGTGAAAGAAATATTAATGACAGATGAGTGGATTAAATTCAAAGATAATTTATTAAATGATATTGGTCCACCAGCATGTATTGATACATGTAGAGTAAAAGATGATTATAAGAAAAAAGAAAAATATACAATGCCAGATGGCAAGGAGATAAATCGTGTCGTCTAAAAAACTAATGATAGTGAGTGGAGATAGTTTTACTACTAGTCGCTATATATCTATGCATTATCCTAAAGTAAATACTGATTGGATAGTTTGGCCTGATCTAGTTGCTGATAAATTAAATATGACTTTAATTAATCTAGCAAAATCAGGTTATGGTAATGAATATATTTACAGTTCTTTATTAGATGAGATTGTTAAATACCGAATAGAAGATATTGGTTTTGTGTTTGCAGGTTGGACAGAAGCAAAAAGAATGGATTGGGCTGTTAAAGATTATTGGGATAGTGATTTAATGGTACAATCGTTTTTACAAACTAGAATGCCAGGTGGTGATGTACAACATCAAATTAAAAAATCATTAAGATATCAATATAGTTTTCAACAAATAATGAAATCATTAAATTTACCTTTTGCACAAATTCAAGTACACCGTTTAGGACGTGATGAAGATATGAAACCTTTTACGACCAATTTTAAACCTAACAATTTTTGCAATTTCAAATTTGAAAAAACTTTCATAGATTATACTAGGCATTATAAGTGGGGTGCTGAAAGTGAGATAGTACCACATGAAGTAGAAAAGGGATATAGAATAGGTCCTGCTGATGAACACTTTAATGAGAAAGGTCATAAGTTATTTGCAGACTACATACTTGATTCTATTAGTAAAAAGGATTTATTAAATGTCTAAGAAAATATTATTAGTAAGTGGATGTAGTTTTACAACAAGGTTTTGGACATCTGTACATCATCCTAAATTAGAAACAACTTGGGCAAAGTGGCCTGAGTTATTAGGTGAGAAGTTAAATATGGATGTTATCAACTTAGGTAATAGTGGTGCAGGTAATGAATATATCTTTGCATCTCTTTACGATCATTTAAATCAAATAAACCACCAAGAGATTGGTATGGTTATAGCTGCATGGTCACAATGTCATAGACGAGATTGGTCAAAATTTGGACATTGGACTAATTTATATAATGACAAAGACGGTGATATGAATTATTTTTTACAAAAGTCTTTACGTTTCTATTATATGTTTCAGTGTTTAACACAAGACTTACCAGCATATCAGTTTCAAATGATACGTATGCATAGTGGTATAGGTCTTACAGATAAACAGAGAGATCAGTTTACAAGAGAACTATATCACAATCAATACTTTAAACTTATTGACAAGAAGAAGTTTTTAGGATGGCCAACTCTCAAATCACTTGAAGGTTGGAATATGAAAGACGATGTATTAGGTGGATATGAAAGTGGTGGCTTAAAATATTCAGTATCAGAATATGATACACACCCTAACGCATTAGGTCAACAGAAAATAGCGGAGCACTTATATGATTTATTGGGATAGAGAGTTTGTACAATACAAAGATGACTACATGAAGTTGTTTGAAAAATGTATGGCATCTCAACAAGAAGTAAATATAGAATTTTTAGAAAAAGATATTGCAAAGTTTGTTGGTAGAAAACATGCAGTTGCTTTACAAAGTGGTACAGATGCTTTATACTTCGCACTTCAAGTACACGATATTGGTCCAGGCGATGAAGTCTTGGTACCAGACTATACTTGGATTTCTTCAGCATCATGTATATCAATGGTTGGTGCAACACCAGTATTCTGTGATGTAGATTTAGATACGTATCATATGTCACTAGACAGTATTAAGAGAATGGTTTCTGATAAAACAAAAGCAATCATATATCCACACTTACATGGTAGTATGACAGATTGTGCAGACATTAAAAGATATTGTAAAGCATTAAACATTTTATTTGTTGAAGATGCATGTCAAGCTTTAGGTTCACGTATCAAACAACCACTGGCAGGTTTAACATTTGATACTACTTCCCACAATGAAGCAAGAGCAGGCACAATCGGTGATTGTTCTACATTGAGTTTCAATGCAAATAAAGTTGTTGCTGGTCTCGCAGGTGGTGGTGCGTTTCTAACAGACGATGGTGGTAAAGCTGCAGTTGTACAAAAGTTAAGAAAGAATGGTAAAGGTAAAGACTTTGAAATGTTAGGTCGTAACTCTAAAATGCTTTATACCAACGCAGAGTTTATTAAGTATAGATTGAGCAGATTGGTTGAGTGGTCTAGTATGAGACGATCAGTTGCAAACAAATATAATTTCTTACTCAAAGGATTGAACGTCAAACTACAAGTTGGTGCGCCAGGTTTAGAAAGTAACCATTTTAGATATACAGTCAGAGTAAAAGATAAACAAACTAGAGATTATCTTGCTACAAAAATTGAGGGTGCAGGAATACATTATGATAAACCATTAAGTGAAAACAGTATGTATAAAAATATAATACATAGAAAGGACAACAATGTTAATAGCAAAACTATATGTGATACTATACTATCCTTACCTATTCATCCCTTTATGAGAGATGAAGAAATAGAAAGAGTTGCTAACACAATATTGATTCTAGGATGAGAGAAATAAAACACAATAAAGACTTCACAATGATTTGTGAAATAGACGAAAACGGTAACATGATTGATATTACCGACAAGTGTCCTATTGAGTTATGTCAAAATTTCAATAAGATAATGAGTGGTTTGCTTGAAATAAATCCAAAACATCTTATTCATAATTTAGGTGGTGACGTTAATAATAGTCGGGATGAATTGGAATTACAAAATATATATTATTATCTAATTGAAAAAACACACAAGACACCTGAGTGGACACAACAAGTAGATTTCAAACCAATACCACATATGAAATTACAAATTGCGTTTAATAGGTATTTTTACAATTATGTGTATGGTATACCTTACAACAAATGAAGTCATTAAAAGAAATACAAGAGAACTATCTAGCCATAGACTTTTTTCTGTCTATGTCATGTAATAAGAGTTGTCACTATTGTACAAGTTATACTTTAGAGATGAGAAACTTGACAGTTGACATGGACTTTTTAAGAAAGTGTTGTGACTATCTAAGTGACTATAAAGTTAGAGTATGTTTACTTGGTGGTGAACCAGGTTTAATTAAAAACTTAGATGAAGTGGTAAATGAAATTAAGAAGCATGATAACTTTGTCTGTCAAGTTTTATCTAACTCTTTTGTACGTAAAAGATATCCACACATACTAGAGGATCCTGAAGTATTATATGTTGAACATTCTATCTTAGATTTCTACGAAGACAAGATTGAAAAACTTGGTAGTTTAGATTTGCTACCACCTTATGGTTTTTTACAACCAAACGATTGTAATAATTATAATCTAGTTATTAGAACACCAAACTATTACAAGTACAAAGATAACCACACTGAGGAGTTGAAACAATTAGATCACAAGAATACAATGTGGAAATCATTCAATGGTAGAACACCAAACAAAGATGATGTGTTAGCAGTACACGAACAAGCAGCTGAAATAGATCGTAAGATGTGTGCAGCCTTTCCACAAGTTCCTGTTATTGACTTTGAAAAAAGACACATAGTACATTGCAGTAAGAAATTTGCAAACAATCCAATACTATCAAAAACATTTGAGATTACGAAAGAGAACATAGATAAGATGATGAACTTTAGATTATTTAAATACGAAAACTATTGTAAGAGTTGTATGGAGTGGGTAGAACCAACTGGTCACTTTAACTTAAAAAAATATGCGAGTGTTATCAATGAATAAAATATACTCTGTCGCATTAAACTTACATGATCATAATACTTACGATGGTACTTTCCATAATCAAAGAGAAAGACATACTAGATTTAAACATAATCTACCATACAAGGCAGAGGCATATGCTCATCAATCAGATATTCTAAATCCTGGTGATTATAGATTGAACGATGAGTTTGTCAAAGAGTATTTTAAAAGAGATGATAGAGTATTTGCATTTACTTACACATATGGTGGTATTCGAAAATGTAAAGATGAATTGTTTAGTACAATTCTAAAAGGGCATGATGAAATATTAGATTGGGAACCTAAGAAGTTATTAGATCACTATTATAAAGATGGTGTTTATTATATTGATCATCATCAATCTCATGCCATGTATGCATTTATTAATTCGCAGTATGAACAAAGCGATATCTTAGCAATCGATGGTATTGGTTCAAAGTATAGATGTTTATTCTTTGACAAAGATCAAAACGCAATTGACTTATCAGACAAACTACCGATTGGTTGGTTATGGAATCACATGTCTAATCTCACAGGTTTTGGTACACTAGGTGCAAGTAAACTTATGGGTCTAGTTGGGTATGGTAAGTTTGAACAATACTTCTATGATATATTTGAATTATTAACTAGTGGTCCAATCATTGAAAAGAAACAAGAGATACATCAATTAATTGATATTCACAAATATGGTAAAGAAAACTTAGCACATACTTTACAGAAATGGACAGAGGATAAAATCAAAGAGCATGTTTATCCATTGAAGACTTGTGACAATCTATGTATTGCAGGTGGTGTCGCATACAATGGTTATATGAATGAGATGTTTACTTATCACTATGATAATGTTTTTGTGCCACCAGCAGTTGGTGATGAAGGACAAGCATTAGGTACATATCAACATGCAGACTATGTGTTGAATAATAATAAACATTTAACAAATACGTATGCAGGTATCTATCATGGTTTCATTGCAAACGAAAAAGTAGATTATAAAGAAGTTGCACAAGCAATCGCAGACGGAAAGATTGTTGGTTGGTTTCAAGGTAGATCAGAAAGTGGTAATCGTGCATTAGGTAATAGATCAATACTTGCAGACCCACGT